ATAAACTGACCAGTGTAAGTACTAAAGATACTATCAAACTCGCGAAGGCCAATTTGATAACCCGGTTTAAATCCATTCCGAACAAAATCAGTGACATCTCCTTCAATATCTCGGAAGGTTGTAACATTTTCAAGGGGGACTGGAGTAGCAGCGGTAATTCTGCTAACAAGTTTTTCTTTGCCATATTTAACAAGATATTCGTTTGCGTCTTTACAATCGTCGAACGTGGCGATGTAACATACTTCTGTACCAAGTCTTCTAATAAGTTCTTGCTGTAGAGCTTGGCCAGCTTCATCAGAATCTACAGCTATAATGATTTTTTCTTGATCTAAGAAGTAATCAATTGTATTATCTAAGTACTCAAGATTGTTTGTATTGAGTGTTGCGCCGTTGGGGACAGAGACAGCATTAGTAACACCTGCTTCATGCAGCGCTAACACGTCCATCTCGCCCTCAACGATCACACAGTACTCGTATCCTACTATACTATTAATATTGTAGAATACCTTTTCAGCACCCTTGTAAAGCTTAAAATTTTTGCGACCGTCTCGATACTTAACGTTCACGAGTTGATCGCCAACAAAATAATTAAATTGGATTGCATGCTCTACTTTCCCAGTTTGGGGCATAAACTCTTCTCCGTCAGTTACTCCGAGCTCGTATAATGTAGACCTTGATATACCTCGAGAAGCAAACCACTCGGCAACTTTATCGTTGACGGCAGCTTGCTCTTCTGGTTGTGTAGGCTTAACATACACTTTCTCGGCTTTACCCTTACGGTTAAAAGTATGGAGCTGAAAAGTTTTATTACAATTATGACAAGTACCAAGACCACGTTCCCAATCGTATGAAGCACATTTGTCCTTCTGATTTTTAGGTTTCCTATCGTGAGAACACAATGGACATACGCCTTGTGATTTTCCCTCTTCAAGGCCATATTGATTGAATTTATCAATCTCAAATCCATTGATCTCTGTTGTCTGCATTAAATGCGAATTGTAAGTTATTAATAATTTATACTGCTATACACAGTTTTAGAACGGCAGGTCGTCTACTGCTGCGGGTGCTGGTGCACTCATTCCACCACGGTTATCTTCGCGTGGTGCTGCATCTACGTTTTGACCGTTAGACCATACAACTTTCACATTGCCTAAATAGATCTTCGCTGCTTTTGCTTCGCGCTCTTCTTTAGATTGCTCAAGAATTACTGGTCCTTGATTACCGAATTGGTCTACTTCATCATTAAGGGTAATTACAATTGGTAGGTATTTACCTTTCTTACCGTTGATGATTTTTGTTTTGTCAATGCTGTCTAGGTTGATTGACGTTTTGATAATTGAAGCCATAGTATATAATTTATAAGGTTTCGTTAATAAAATAGTTTGTTGGGTCGAAGTTTTCATCGTCTACAAATAAGTTGTACGCTTCAACCGCACGCTCAACTTTATCTTTACCAGACTCATAGAATTGTTCGGAGCAATCAAAGATACCAATCTTTTGTGTCTTTTTATCTACGGCTAAGAAAATCATATCATAACCGAAGAGTGCTCTATATATGTATGCCTGGCTGTCGTAGTTGTATTTCTTTGCCGACCATCTAAATCTATCAAGGTCTCCAGTGGTCTTGAGATCTACAATTAAACCGTCATCATGATTAATGATATCCGCTTTACCTTTCCATTGCTTACCAAACAATTCACCAATTGCTGGCTTCTCATATTCGTAATCAATAGGTCTGATCAGCGCACGGCAATAATCATTGGCTAACACAGTGTCAACTAAAGCTTCGGTCTTGTCTGCTTCGTGCTGAAGTAAACACAACTCGCCCTCACTTATCTCTTTATACTTTTTAGTATTACGAGTGGTGGCTTCAACTATTTTAAAGTTCTTAAGCTTTTCAGGTTCGAGTATTGCGGTGTGAAAATAACCGCCAACTAAAAATGCTGGTATTCTTTCAGAAGGTTTACCGTATTCTAATGGGTTACTTAATAAAGTACCAATATCTGAATTAGATAAGAACTTCCTGCCGAACTCACCATAGTAGTGCTCGTCCTCTCTTAGTTTCTCTACTGCTTTAGCATGACTCATATTATAGTTTTTGAAGGGCTACCTCTACATTCGGTGCAAGATCATACTTCTGCTTGATTGCTTCTAGCTTGCCACCACCTTTAATGTAGTCAACAGCCTTAGTATAAGCAGCATCGTTAGAGCTAGCTATCTTACTTTTAGTTGCCGGCTTATTACCGTGAGTGTTCGCTGCATCAGAATCTTGGGTATCATCAATAAGGAATAAGTTACCTAATGCATACTTCTTACCGTAAGATGATGCACTACCAAACTTCTGTGGCATTTGCATACCCTTTTGATCAAGGTCAATACCAACCATTGCCGTAGCAGTGATACTTGTCTTGCCGTCGGAAATGATAGCAGATGATTCCATAATTGGGAATGGATCAGACGAAACGATTTGTTCGCTGACGATTACTGTTACACCTAACTCTAATAAGAAAGGTTTGGTTGCTTCGAGGATATCCTCTGCAGAACGGAAGTTGTACTTACCGAACGAGTTGTAGCGAGATTTTTTCGATTTGAATCGAGTTTGAATTGTCGCTAATTTTTCATTTAGTGTCATAATGGTATATAGGTTTTAAATTACACTCTTGTTACATAAAGTCTAGCACTTGAGAGGGATCGGTATTTTCAATCAGTGTATCGATTGCTTCCTTCTTTATTTGTGATATCCTTACATTGGCTGTAGCCACATTGATGCTGCAATATACAGCAATTTGCGTAGCTGGCATCTTATCTTGGTCTAAACCGTATGAAAGTCTTACAACATCGTACTGAACGGGTGTTAAGTACTGGCGCATTAAACCTAATAGATAAGAGTTTATTATAGCAATATTATAAGGTTCCGACGTATCAGGAACTTGGAAGTGGGGGTTTTCATCGTCTGCATTGTATGCATCGATGCTGGAAAAGACACTATTGAAGAACATCGCAACCATGCGTTCATCATCTGGTGACTTTCGAATTTCATTAAGTTTGTGTTCAGGTATACGTACATCTCCTCGGTTTATATCTATAGCGCGTCGTATCGCGCCTTTAATTCTTTTTGATAGGAATGACTTGATCGTTTTTTCGGGGTCCTCAGACTCAAGAATTGTGTCCCAATTTATTTTATCAATTGCGGCGACCAAACCGTAATTACCTTCTTGTATCAAATCATTTATACTTAATACACCTGAAGCTTGATCAGACGTACTAAATTTTCGTGCCAGGTTTTCAACTAAGGGTATGAACTGAGCTACCAATTGGTCTCTGGACATTTCACCCCAGGTTAATCCTTCGTTTCTTAATATTACTTTCTCTACGTCATTTTTATATCGAATGTAATTTTGAATGTTGTACTTTTTCATTATCTGTAAGTATGTCGTAAGCAGCGGTCATGCGCTCGTTGTTAGCGTAGTGGACATTATTAATGTGTCGCATCCACTTATCAAAGTTAGTTAATTTTGTCATAGTGTGGTATTTAACAGTTCTTTCTCTTTTTTTAACTCAGCAGACATGTTACGGTGTATGGTTCTCGCTGATACTCCTAGTGATTCAGCTATCTTATTAATAGTTAGCTTCTCACCATCATCATGAAGCAATAACATTGCATCATATATTTCAGTCTCAGAAAGCTTTTGTTTGCCTACAATGCGGCCTACAATCTTTAGCTTCTCAATTCTGTTTAAGGGGCATGAATCTTTAAATATAATCTTTCTTGGTTTATTCGGTGGTCTTTCGTCTAAATCTTTTATAGACACGTCGTGTATAAATGTTTCAAGGGTTTGTTCAGAAAGTGTAAACGTTACAAATCCGTTTTCACGATCAGCTAAGTAAAAAGCTGTTTCTCTAAACTCATCTTGAGACATTGCATGGTTAAGGTGCCACAACACATGCAAGTGCCACTTGAGTGACCTGTATGTATTGATCTTAGCTTTAGACGCAAACAACGCAAAGTACTCTCGTGTACCTTCTTCGTAGAAGAATCCCCAATCATATACATGCGAAGGCTTATCCGTAATAGGATTTCTTCGGTATATGATCTTTCTTCTATTAAGGTACTCCATATTTCGTTCGTATTTAGACATGCGACGTTAGGGTGCTTTGATTATAATCTTAATTAGCTATCGTCACTATCTAACTCTGTATCAAGAGTTACCACAACCAGATCACCAGTTATCGCTTCGCTTTTTATTTTTTCTATAATATTCATCTTTGTGTGGTTTACGGTATAAGTACTCAGTGTATATAAAATCAGCTACTAGCATTAGTAGGACAGTAGCGCACCCTATGATCATTACTAGATCAGAGGCCAACATCTTGTTTATCATGGTATAGTGAGGTTATTGATAACGCGGCTTTTTCGTACATACCGACTTTTACATCATTAACAAATTGGTAGAACATATCGTTGATCTCATCGTGCAGTATTTCCCATACGGCTTCTTGCCATGCATTATCACACAATACACCAATGCAGTTAGAATCAAAGGTTTCTTCTACCCACTCAGCAACGTCGTTTGCGTTACCTGGATTAAATTTGTTTTCGATACAATCCTTAACGAGCTCGGAAGCACCGGCGCGTATAGCATAATCACGAAGTTGTAGTTTAGTTGGTTTCATCGTCGGTGTTGTTGTTTTCATCACGTTGTTTTTTTAGCATTTTAAGTTTAAGATCAAGGTCAGCTGCAGTGTTGTATAATTCTTTTTTAAGTGCTACTTCAAACTCTTGCTCAAGTAATTTAATTTGTTGCTCTAGTTCACTTAGCACGCTACCGTCATTGTTTACAATATAGATATCCGCATTTGAATTAGATGCTTCTAAGTCTGCAAGAAACTTTGCATCGGACTCTTCTTGTTTAATAAAGAGCTTTTCTACAATAGCTTCAGCTAAGCGTTCTATTTGATCGTCGTTGAGGTTAAAGTCGTTCGTATTTGAATTTGGCATTGATTATATTTTTGTGTATGAACTTACCCTTGCTTTCGGCGGTAAAGAGACCGTGGAATAAGAAACCAGGTATATTGCTATAAATGTACTTTGTTTTAGTGTTTTTAAACTGCACAAGTAAGTCGTTGGTTTCGTGGTTGTAGTCGGCAAAATCAATCATTGAGCTGTCGACGTTGATAGTGGTTGTTACATTAGTTGTCATAGTATTGTGGTTTTATTTGTTACATATATATTATCGTTTAGGTGTCGTGTTCGTTTTGTAAGAACTTAATCTGCTTCAATACCGTTGTCATCACGGTCACGATCGCACAAATCTATTATGTCTTTCATTTCTCTTTGGTGTTAAAGGTTTCTAATTTCTCAAGCGTGTCCTTCAGTATCACATTCCAAGCCCACTTGTCCTTGTCAGCGTTCCAAAGTTTCTCGTACATATCAAGTAGTATCTCTCTATTTGTCATTTTACCCTTATTTTGTTACAAACAATTAACATTTTTACCCTTATTTTGTGACAATTTATAGTTCATTGTTCTACAAATCTTTTTCTATATTCTGTCTTTCTATCCAGCGGCGCCACATATTAGCAGCCCACGCTTTTCTTTGTTGTTTGTTCGGGTAAACCTTACGTAGCCTTGCATTAGCGATACGTAAAAATTGGTGCATCTTGCTCATAATAGATTTTTTAGTCTTAAACATTCGTTATTTAGCCAGTCCATTCGTTTTTTTAGTATTCTATTGTGCTTTTGAGTTTTTAGCAAAGTATCTTTTAATACTGCTGTGCTGTCTTTATGTTCACGCTCTTGGGCAGCAAGACGTTTTTTGTACGTTTCAATGATATGATCGTGGTATAAATCAGGATCAACCTGCATTGCTCGCTGCTTAATTACATTATATACTTGCTCAGTGTTTTCCCCGATGATATCTTTTAAGCAAGTGTGTATCTCAGTGTATATCTCACGATATTGAGCATCGAAGCGGTAATTGCTTTCGTGGGATTTCATTGCGTGTATGACCGTTGCATGGTCTTTATTTAGTATACGACCAATGGTACTCAGCGATAAGCTGGAAAGCTCACGGCACGCTACGAAAAAAGCAAAGCGGTATAGCACATTTCGGCGTTCACGGTTACGACCGACATCATGAGTTTCTTCTATAGTTGACCAGTAATTACGTGCAAGCAATTGTTGATCGAAAGTTGCGTTTATCATTAGTGTTGTAGTATTTTAATGTCTTTATTACCCTTGCCAAGTACACCGCTGCATAAGCCACACTTAGCGCAGTTGGATTTAAAGCCGGCTTCTTTAGAGGCTGGACAAGATACGGCTTTTTCAGAATTATCGTTACTCGCAATAAAAGATCGGTATGCTTTATTACGTGCAACGTCGGCTTCAGCTTGATTATGTACGGAAGCCATAAAGTATTTACCGTGCTCAGCAGCAAACGGTTTGTTCCATTGGTGGGTGTAACCCGTCCATGTTTTAGCTACCGCGACGATCGCAGCAACAACATTAGGAGCGATAAGCGACGGTTCGCCGTACGTACCAAATCTTACATAAGACCTCGAGGCTAACTTCAGTAACTGCTTGAATTTCAAATCGTTGAAGGGGCTGAGTTCTTCAGGTTTGATGCTTCGTAGCAGTGAAAGAAAGCCGACGTATTGTTGGAATTTGTGCGTATAGCAACCGCCGTTACCGTTACCTAAAGAAAATGGGCAGTCTAGACAATTTGATCCGTCAAGTGCAAAGAACGCTTTGATACCAAAACCTTTGCTTGTAGTGGCCAAACTCCACTGCTCGTAGCTAAAGGTATACGTTTGTAGAACAGGTGAACCATCTGATATCTTAGCATTTGTTGTTTTACCCTTGCGAGCGACAAACACATTGCTACCGTCAAACCAAATTATTTTCTTGCTCATTTTCTTTTGTTTATTATATTATCGTTGGGTACTCGTGTTAGTTTTGTAAGAACGCCTTTGACCCTACTCCGCTAAAAATATTATCTCCAGCGCTCTTACATCTCGTAACTAATCGAGTAACACCATATAGGCCTCGGCATTTGCAAGTCGGAACCAACCTAGTCCCTGTTGCAATACTTTATAAGCACCAAGAGCTTCGGCACCTAGAATAAGATCGTACATGGTAAGCTCGTGTGCATTTAATTCTGCAGTCTCGCCAGTGTACGGGTTACGCGCCGTGCCACCTTCAGTGTACACTTCACCATCAAACCATTTAGGTAGTGGGCGCATTTCGTTATTTGCTTTTTTCATCTTCAAGATCAGTTAAATAGTTATGGTAGTTAGTGTGCAAGCGGTCACGTAAAGCTTCTTCAATTTCGTATTGCTCTAACTCGCAGTATATTTTGCACTCGTCCATGTATTCTAGCTCTCGAAGTACATCATTGCCGTCAGGCTGGTTGTAGTACACGTTATCATATAGGGATATACCTTCATCGGTTGATCGCATTACCCATAAGTCGTAGCCGTCGTAGGTATATTCGTTATTGATAGTAAAATCAATATCGCGGGGGTGTTCGTCAAAGAAAAACTTTAGTTCACAACCTTGCACGGTGTTGTACTCAGCAAGTAGTGCATCAAAGGTTTCTAAGTTATCGGGGTCTTGTGGTATAAAATCACTCATTTTCAGTAGTTTTTGGTTCGTTAAACATATAGCCACCGTGACGTAGCTCAACGCATGTAGCGTTTACCCAGTCGGCTTCGACAAAAGTGGATAGGTAGTTTGCATCGTCAATACTTAAATCGTGGTAGCGATTGTAGTTATTTAATAAAGTTATACAGCGATCAACGGCAAATTCATACTTTTTGCGGTTTTGCATTAGCTTGCCTAACAATTCAGGCTTTAAGCGGTCATAAAGAGTTTCCATAGTTACAAGATTTTATTTGTTACAATTATTTTATCGATTCACCGTCGTGTTGCTTTTGTAAGTACCACTCGAGTAGGGCATCAAGATCCATAAGTATTTTAGGGTCAGCGGCGGACAATGGGTTACCATAGCCGTCAGCAGTTACAAATTCGTCGTCCCAGTCGTATACTTCGTTGGTACTATTGATTAGCGTGCCGTTGATCGTGAAACCGAATGTACTGAAGGCTTCGTCGTCGTTTGCGTATAGCATATCGGTGAAGTAGTTGACTTCTTCGCAATATTCGTTCCAGAGAAATACGATTTTATCGTAACTCATTTGATTCAGTTGTTGTAGTGTCATTTTATAGAAATTTGAAGGTTACCAATTGCTTTTACACATTCAAAGAATAGCTCGTCGTGCACTGCACTAAAGTCTTTCATATAAGGGTCGTGTTCGAGTACATCTTCCATATAATTAGATACGGTAGAGTACATGTTGTCTAGTACGGCTTCGGTAATAACCGTAGCATGCGTAGTGAGTTCTTTCTGTGTCATATCGTTTGTTTATTATATTATCGATTAGGTGTCGTGTTAATCTTGTATGTAGAATGCATACCCTACATCACCCTCATCACTTTGGTGGTAATCATAGTCGTCGTCTTCATCGCTTTCTTCAGCGAAGTCGCGAGTTTCGGTTTGTATTTCAAAGTACAACTCGTTTTGTGTAGGGTCTTTGTAAGTAAACCGATCGTACGACACATTTTTGTATTGTGATTTAGAGTACTCATTGAGTACCTTAAGTGCTTTAGTAATTTCAGCGTCGTCTTCACCTGCTTTAAAATAATCACCTGCACAACCGCAACGGCAGTTATCAAGACGGCCATAGTATACTTGCTTTACTTTGTTGACGTCAAACTCAATACGTGTGGTATGCGTCAGTGGTGTAGCTATAATTTCCATTACTTGCAGTTTTTATTTTCGAATTTTTGTAGTAAAAGAACGAGGGTTATAGTATCGTTCGGGTATTTCACACGTTCGGTGGCAGTGTGCTTGTAGTACAATTCGAAACCGAATTTGTCGACGCTATATACTACATAGCGATCGGTTTTACGCTGTGGGTTGATTTGGTACATTTTAAGGCCACCTGTGTTACCGTTACGCACTGCATCAATGTTACGCTGGCGTTGGCGCTTTAAGTAGTACTGACCGCGTTCGTCATCAGTGAAACCTTTCATAGAGTGAGACACTCGAACATAACCGGTATCTGGGTATACGGCACCGATACGGCCATCACTAAGAATATAGTGTAAGTTACCCTGTTTTGTTTTTTTAATGAATTTCATAGTACTCGTTTTAGTTACATTGATATTATCGATCGGTAGCCGTGTTAGTTTTGTAAGCTCGCTTTGTACTTTTCGATTAGCGTACCCACGTCGTCGTATAGCAACTCTGCTTCGTGGTCTTCACTCGCTGACTCGTCGTCAATCTCCATCATAAATAGGTTGAAGTAACCTACTATTTCGGTTTCAAGTGCAGGGTATGCACCGATCTGCTTAAGGCAGTACTCTCTTACTCCGTTAATTACACTCATAATATTTATTCTTCTTCGTTAGTTAATTGGTGCGCTTGCTCTCTATTGCAGTAGTACAAGTCTTTCGTCCATAATGCCGGCTTGTATTGGTGCACCATATAGTTTACTTTATCTAAGCCGTGGCGCAATTCAACAAACTTCGCTGCATTAAACATCGGCATTTTGGTTTCGTCGTAGTCGTACAGGTATACTTGGCCGTTTGAGTAGTCAAGCACCGTAACGTATTTATAAGGTCGGTTCATAATATTTAGTCTTCAAATTCTTCAAAATCTGTATGCTCCATACAAGCACTACATATATCACTTTCGTCAAACCACGGTCTTGCACCGCAACATACTGATTCCATAATCTATTTATTTAGTGAATATTTTCGCACTTCAAACAGTTCGTGCTTAGTTAGGTCGTTCAATTTTTTACCGTACAACAACGAGGCATTGAAGATTAATCTACTCGGCCATATAGGTGTGTTGTTGATGTACTCAAAGTCTTCGTTTGTCATATCTCAGTTATTCTTGAAAGTACTAGTGAATAATAGAAGTCTCTCGCTTCTTCGTCATTGTCGTTAAGGTCTAAATAGTGTTGGAATACTCTATCTAAAATTAATAACTCGCTGTTTTCAATATGCATAATACTTATATTTAGTTACGCTTATATTATCGATCGGTGGTCGTGTTAACTTTGTAAGGAAGCCACTGCGTTATTTGACTAGCGTATGCCCAGTTAGGGTAGTCAGAGAAGCTCACTACAACATTACGGTCGTATACTTCCGCCCAATCAACTTCGTCAACTTGGTCACCGTACTTGTAGCCACCGGTAATTTCAATTTCTTCAACAGTCGCTACCTTACGCGGATCGTTACCGAAGCCACCTCGCCACCATACTTTATCACCTATCTTTAACTTACTCATAGCTCAACGAATTCTAGGTTATACACTCCAGCATAAAAGTTATTTACATAACCGCTTGCACTCGACTTGTGAGGAGGGGCCATCGAAGTAATAACACTCCGTTCGCCACGGAAACTTAACACTTCACTACCAATACTCATCTCAACACCGGTGCTCGAACACACCAACTTTACTTCTTTACCGTTGTAGTTTTTCATACTATTTTTTTTTGTTTCTCAGTTACATTTATATTATCGATTCGGTATCGTGTTCATCTTGTAAAAGCATATACTTCATTTGTAAGAAAAAAAAGGAATACAGGTGCTACTCAGCTCCTCTGTGTGTGAGGTAAAAAAAAAGAAGCTTTCGCTAGAAAGTGAGGATACTTGGGAAATAGTGACGTTAGCCTATTAAGTATACTACATAACACCCTATTGTCACTGTTTTATTTGGTAAAAAAAAGGTGAGAAACTCGAACCACCGATGTTTCTGCATACCGTTTTATTCGCTTCCGCCGACGTGCCGGTGTATAGCATAAAAATACTTATGTAGGACGGAGTCTACTCTTCCGCTCTTATTTCAGGAGCAGGCCGGTGTATAGCAACCCCGCTAGGGGGTAGGTGTTACCCTACTAATTCTATGTGCATCTTATGCGCAGCGAACTTAATTAGTGCTTCAACGTAGTGTTGTTCGTCACCGTGGAGGTTTTCTATCATTCCTATCTCGTAGAAGTATCTGATAGCTTCGTGGGCATCTGCATGTATAGCAGCGAATTCTTGTGGTTTCATAGTATTACTTTTTTAGTTACAGTTATATTATCGTACAGTCGTCGTGTCAGTTATGTAAAGAACTCCGTCGATCATGTGCAGGTGCTCGTGTGTCCAGATGTCAACTGTGCCGTCTTGTACGACTACAGCATGATTAGGTCCTTGTGGTTCGTGCAGCACTGTGTATAGCGCAGAGATCAGTGTCATTGTTACAAGCGCTGTGAGCGCGATCAGTTGGATGTTGTCTAGTTTCATATTAGTGTGCATGTATAAGGAATAAGGTTACAATGGTTACAGCTATCAGTACAATTACTGGTTCAGCATATTCAGTTAGTATTTGTTTCATTCAGTTATATTATCGGTTGTTGATCGTGTAGGTTTTGTAGGTGTGTACAGCATGTATAGCACCCCGGAGGGTGAGGGGCCTATTCGGCCACCTCAGTACGCTCTAACACTGCATCAGAGTGTCGAACAATCATTGGCATATCAGTCGATTGAGACCAGTAGCCGCGCTTCTGCCAGCAAGCTTGTAGCTTGAGTTTAGGCAACATGAGCTTGAGAGCTTCATCGTGGTTGTACGTTATACGTTGCTTTTTGTTGTTGACAAACGTGATGACTTGATTGCGGCCGAACCAGTTCTCTCGCACTACGAAGTTCTTACGTTCGATTGGAGGGAATACTTTTGCTTTTTCAGCGTCAGACATGTTAGCGATTGCTTGACGTACGATTTCTTTGTTGTTCATTTCTTTTTTCATGTTACTTGTTTTTAGTTACGTTTATATTAT